TGTTGCGGCTTTAGATTTCTTGAGCAACAACCATGAAGTAAGCGCGGCATTCTTTCATCATGGTACGGATGTTAGTGACGATGCATATGACTTTGTATTCTACTTTTGTAAGGATCGAGGCATTCCGTTAGAAGTGGGATACCTCAGAGACGAAAAACCAAAAGAGTTGAGTTGGGAAGAACATTGGCGCAATCAACGCTATAAGTTCCTAGAAAAGTTTGATTACGTTGTTACCGGGCACCATCTCAATGATTGCATCGAAACATATATCTGGTCAGCAATGCACGGTGAGGCTAAGATTATCCCGGACACAAGAAAGAACGTGCATAGACCTTTCTTGTTGACTACTAAGCAAGAGCTTATCGATTGGTGCAAAAATAAAGAATTGTCTTGGAGAGAAGATCACACCAACCATGATGACAAGTATATGCGTAACTATATCCGCAAACATGTAGTAGAGCATGCATACCATATCAATCCTGGCATCGAAAAGGTAATAAGGAAGCTAATCTTAAATGCTAGTGTATCTGAGCAGGAATGAGTGGGTGTATGGTTGGTTAGGAGATCGTTGGAAAGACGAGATGCTACAGCTACTAAACGAACACCCGGGATTATCGATAAGAACAATTACAGAATATAAAAAGGCTATAGGTAAACTACTTGAAGAAAATGGTTACAGATGCAAAGTCACAGCAAACCAGGATCTGATCATAGTTATGTCCGAAGAAGAATACATCTTCCTCAAGCTCAAGTATGAATGATTGGAACGCAAAGTATTTGACTTATTTACAACAGTGTACTATACTAACTAACAACATAGGAGAAACAAATGTCCACACGCACTTTTAATAACGAAGCAAAAATCAAATTGACTCAACTCATCAATGAAGGCATGGCTGTCATGCAAGAAGTTGAGACTCTTAACGAAGGCTTGGCTGATACTGTCAAGGCTATCGCAGAAGAACTTGAAGTCAAGCCCAGCATTCTTAAGAAGGCAATTCGTGTCGCATTCAAGAGCCGTCTTGGTGAGACTAACAAAGAGAACGAAGAACTCAACACTATCTTGGAGACTGTTGGAAAGACTCTCTAATGAGTTATGTTGACGCAATTCACGATAGAGATAGTGACAGGATTTTCGTTGTAGAACGACAGCCAGACGGCAAACGCACATACAACGAGTTTCCTGCAAACTATACGTTCTATTATAGTGATCCTAAAGGTAAGTATCGCAGTATTTACGGCGATGCTATATCACGATTCAGCACACGAAAACGTACTGAATTCGAAAAAGAAAAACGAATCCACAGCAATAAGAAACTGTATGAATCGGACATCAATGTGGTGTTCCGTTGCCTCTCAGAGAATTATCTGGGAGCAGAGCCTCCAAAACTTCATACATGTTTCTTTGACATTGAGGTAGATTTCGATCCTGAGAAAGGTTTCAGTCCAACGAGTGATCCCTTTAATCCGGTGACAGCTATCTCAATGTACTTGGATTGGCAAGATACACTTGTCACGCTTGCGATTCCTCCCAAGCATATGAGTGATGAGACTGCACATGATCTCACAAAAGATTTGAGCAATACTATATTGTTCAGGTCTGAAATTGAAATGTTTGAGACATTCTTTGAACTGATCAAAGATGCAGACGTACTCACTGGCTGGAACTCAGAAGGATACGATATTCCATATATGGTCAATCGTGTCACACGTATCATGAGCAAAGATGATACAATTCTGTTTGCTTGGTCAGACGCCTAAAGCAAGAAAGTATGAACGTTTCGGTAAAGAAGAAACGACTTATGATCTTGTGGGTCGCATTCATATGGACTATCTACAGTTGTATAAGAAGTACAACTATGAAAGCCGTCATAGTTACAAACTTGACTTTATCGGTGAGATGGAAGTTGGTGAGAACAAGACACAATATGAAGGTACGCTTGACCAATTATACAACAAAGACTTCAAAAAGTTCTTAGAGTATAATCGTCAGGATACTATGTTGTTGGTCAAGATTCACAACAAACTCAAGTTCCTTGATCTTGCAAACGCACTGGCACATGAGAATACTGTATTGTTGCCAACTGTCATGGGTTCGGTGGCTATGATTGAAATGGCTGTCATGAACGAAGCACATGAACGTGGACTCATGGTTCCCGACAAGAAAAAGAATGTGCGTGAAAGTGAGATGGCGGCGGCAGGTGCTTATGTCGCTGTGCCAAAGAAAGGCATACATGAGTATGTAGGCGCAGTCGATATTAACAGTCTGTATCCCAGTGCTATACGTTCATTGAACATGGCGCCCGAGACAATCGTAGCGCAGGTTCGTCAGACATTGACTGAGCAATATCTTACCGACAAGGCACGTAAACTTGCTAGTGAGAAGGCTCGCTATGACGAAGATGATGAAGTCGAAATGAGTTCATTGCTTTGGGAAGGCTTGTTTGGCACATTAGAATACACAGCCATCATGAATCAAGAGCGCGGTACTATGCTTACTGTTGATTTTGAAAATGGTGATAGTGTAGAAATGAGTGCCGCAGAAGTATGGAAGCTTGTGTTTGATAGCAATAAGCCATATATTCTGAGTGCTAATGGTACGATCTTCCGTAGCGATCAAGAGGGTGTGATTCCCGGATTGTTGACACGCTGGTATAGTGATCGTAAGAGCATGCAAAAGAAGCTCAAAGAAAGTACTACTAAGGAAGATATTGAGTACTGGGATAAGCGTCAGTTGGTTCGCAAGATTTTGCTTAACAGTGCATATGGCGCACTATTGAACGAGCATTGCCGATTCTATGATAAGCGTATCGGTCAAAGTGTAACATTGAGTGGTCGCCAGATCGTCAAGCATATGAGCGCACACATTAATGAGATCATAGCAGGCAAGTATGATCATACAGGTGATGCTATCGTTTATGGTGATACTGACTCATGTTATTTCAGTGCATATCCTATCTTAAAAGAACAGATTGCTAATAACGAAGTTGAATTCAACAAAGACTTAGCAGTTGGTCTATATGATAGTGTTGCAGATCAAGTCAATGATGGCTTCCCCAGTTTCATGGAACGTGCGTTTCATGTTCCTAGAAAAATGAGCGTGATCAAGGGCGGTCGTGAACTTGTGGGTGACCGTAGTTTGTTCATCACTAAAAAGCGTTATGCTATCAACATCTATGATAAAGAAGGCAAACGCCTAGATGTGAATGGCAAGCAAGGTAAGATCAAGGCTATGGGTCTTGACTTGAAACGTGCTGATACGCCCAAGTATGTACAAGACTTCTTGTTCGAAGTACTTGAGATGGTACTTGCAGGTAAGACCAGAGAAGATGTTATCGAACGCATCAAACAATTCAAGATCGAACTTGGTAAACAAGATAGCTGGACTAAGGGATCTCCCAAGTCTGTCAACAATTTGACTATGTATGGTGATCTTGAAGCTAACAGCAAGACTGGTAGAGCGAACATGCCGGGACACGTTCGTGCAGCATTGAACTGGAATTATCTACGCCGTGTAAACAGCGATAACTATTCAATGAAGATGGTAGATGGCATGAAAGTCATCGTGTGCAAACTTAAACCAAATCCATTGAACTTCACAAGCATAGCATATCCTACTGATGAACTAAGATTGCCTTCTTGGTTCACAGAACTTCCATTCGATGATCATGCTATGGAAAAAACTCTTGTCGATAAAAAGATAGAGAACCTTCTAGGAGTGTTGAATTGGGAACTAGAAGATAACACAGATACCAATTCTACATTTGATGATTTGTTTAGTTTTGGATGACAAGTACTTGATTTTTGTAATAAAATCCATTATTATACACAATGATTCTACCTAAATACTTAACACAAAGAGGAAACACATGAAAGACAATTTACAGGATTTGATTCAACATACTTATGGTCTAGGCGTAGTCGAACTAGTCAAGGTCGTAGGCACTGACAAACAGACTAATATCTTTGCAATCGCAGAAGATAAGAGCGTTGTAGTAGAGGGTACATTCTTGAACCCTAATCCAGAATTCATCGGCACATTCGGTATGCCTAATCTAAGCAAACTCAAGACTATTCTTGGTTTCGATGATTATGATGAGCATGCCAAGATCAATACTACACATAACAAAGATGGCGTGCCAACTGCTATTCACTTTGAAACTAAGGCAGGCGATTTCGTTAACGACTATCGTTTGATGAGCAAGAGCATCGTTGAAGAAAAAGTCAAGGACGTTAGATTCAAGGGCGCTAAGTGGGATGTTGAATTCGAACCTACTGTTGCAGGTATCATGCGATTGAAGAAGCAGGCAAGTGCTAATAGCGAAGAAGTTCACTTCACTACTAAGACTGATAAGGGTGATCTTAAGATTTATTTCGGTGATCCGTCAACTCACAGCGGTAACTTTGTCTTTCAAACTGATGTCAATGGTACATTGAACAAGGCTTGGCAGTGGCCCGTCAAGGTATTCATGAGCATCATGGATCTTCCAGGCAACAAGACTGTTCGTATCAGCGATCAGGGTGCAACTGAAGTTACTGTTGATAGCGGTCTTGCGGTATATCGTTATCTTCTCCCAGCACAGGCAAAATGATAAAGATACATTCATATCAGAATCCTATCGTCTGGCAAGTAGATAAACAATATCTACTGCCAGCACAATCAGGTCAAGTTCGCTGGAACGGCAACTTGAAGGTATTCGAGGTATGTGATAATGGTAGCGGTGCATGGTACAAGATCGACAATTCAGTAGAATTAGCATCTGATCCTCAGGTTAATCAGGTATTAGAGTGGGCTAAGAAAAAGATGGCTGAGGATGAGAGGCTTGATAAAC